AATGAAAATTACCGTGTTGAAGCGTGCAGCGGAGCAGGTCCAGACCGTGTGGGAAGGTGTCACGCGCGAGCGTGTCAAACAGTGGTGCGTGATCGAAATCGACGGGCTTCCGACGTCGTTTCAGGTGACGGTTGATCCGGGCAAGGAATACCAGCCGGGCGAGTACGAATTGGCCCCGGAGAGCTTCACCGTGACCAACGGTCGCTTGACGGTATCGCGTCCGGTGTTGAAGGCGGTCGAGGTCGCCAAGGCTGTGCCGCAGCCACGCGCGGCGACCGGCGCGTAATTCGGGCGAGGGGAGGGCAACACCATGACGATCTTTTTCGGGCTGGTGATTGGTTACACCTTCGTGTGCGGGATGGTGTCGGTGTGGTGGCAGTTCACCGAGGCGTGCTTCTTCGTGAAGCGCATGTTCAGGCATAAACGCCGTCATTTGGACGGCTAAAAGGATTCGCTGCTGTGGCGCAATGCGTAACGCTCAACTCCGATGGAACACTAACTCCGACTGGACAGGCCGTCAGCGAGTGCACGGGTTACGTCATGGTGTCGGGCAGCGAATACGGGGTGTACCAGGCGCTTCAGACCGCGCTTGCGATGCCTTCGGCGGACGAGGCTTCAACGTTCTTTATCGGGACGTTGGGTCTTGTGATGTTTTTCTTTCTTGTGTCTCGACAGGTCGGCGCGGTTGCTGGCTTTTTTTCACGTTAACAGAGGGTGTACACATGCGTATCAATTTCAAGCGTCTTGCGGTGGCCGTGCTGGGTGGTGCCACCATCGTCGGTTCCTCGGCGTTCGCTGCCGATGACTACAGCGGCATGCTGGCCGGGCTCGAAACGGCGGCGGCTGTTACCGCGATCCTCGGTGCCGGTGCGATCTACGCCGGTCCCGGCTTCGCCAAGTGGGCGACCAAGAAGGTGGCCGGCTTCTTCGGCTAAGCGGTACCACGGGGTGGCCTTCGGGTCACCCCTTTTGGTGTTGGGGAACGGGTATGAACGCACTCGATTTCATGGCGATTATTTCCTCGTTGAATGTGGCCGATGTGATCGCGGTGGTGATTGCTTGCGGCGCTTTGTATCTGCCGATTGATTTCGCGATCTGGTCGGTGAGGAAGGTTGCCGGGTTCTTCGGCTGATGCTTACGTTGGGCCCTTCGGGGCCCTTTTTTTCAAGGGGTGCGGCGATGTTGATGGATTTGTTCTTCGCGATGCTGGGCGCGCTGTGTGGGTATGCGGTCGTCAAAGGGATGACCAGCAAATGAAGGTCTTTCTCGTAGCGTTGCTGACGTTCTTTGCAGGCTTTGCCGCTCCGGTGTTGGCTCAGGAAGGGCAGTGCATTTATCAATCGCATGCGCAGGCACAGGCTGCGTGTGCTGCTGCCTCGGTTGATGTTGTCCAACGGGGCTATGAGGTAATGGTGGCCTGTCATGACACCGTGATTGATGGCGTGCCTTATGTGCGCATGGAGTACGGTGAGGATGGATGGACGGATTACTATAGGAACGATAATCCGTACTGTGCCGATGCGCCGCCGCCGAAGCAATGTAAGGCCAGCAATGAAATCATCACCGGTTATTGGGCGACGCCCGCCAGCAATGGCAAGTCGTGCAAGGATGGCTGCGAGTACGAGAACACGTTTGGTATCAATACCGCGCCTGGAATCTCCGCGACGGGCAATACGTGTACTGAATCCGAGCAGGCTCCGACGCCTTCGGGTGCTCCGCAAGGTACGCCGAATGCGGACGGTAGCAAGACCTATTGCGATGAGATTTCTGGCAAGTGTGTGACCAGTCATCCCGATCCAAAGCCACCGGCGCCACCTGCGCCTGCTAGTAGTTCGGGTGATCCGGACAACCATTCAACGGATGGTAAGTCCACGACGAGCAACCCCGCGTCGACATCTAGCAGTACCAGTACCAGCACGACGAACACGACGACCACTGGCACGGGTACGGGCACTGGCACCGGGACGGGCACAGGGCAGGGTGGTGATGGTTCAAGTACTGGTACGTCGACGACCACCACCACGACGCATACCGATAATCCTGCTACGACGTCGTCGACGGCGAATAAGTGCACGACGGGTGTGTGTGATGTTGGGCATGCCGATGGTGATATGGGTGGTTTGTATACGGGGTCGACCGAAACGCCGACGTCGGTCTACAACGATTTCAAGGCGCAGGTAGCGTCGTCGCCGATGATTTCCGCGTCGAAGGCGTTTTTCACTGTGAGTGTCTCGGGGACGTGTCCGACCGATCATGTTCCGGGGAATAAGTACTGGGGTGCCGCAGGTTTTGATCTGACCATTTTTTGCGATCCCGCGATGATGGCGATCTATGCCTTCGGTGGTTACGTTGTCCTTGCCTTGGCCGCCTTCCGTGCATTCCAAATCGCTATTTACTAGTTCGTTCCTGACGCTGCTGCTCTTTGGCTTGGTGATGCTGATGTTGCCCGTGGAGCGTGTGCATGCGACGGTGAATGCGGCGGGCACGCAGTGTTCGATGATCAATGGCGTGTACACCTGTGACGATGGTTCTTCACCGGCGAATGCGTGCGTGTATGTCGACGGTGTAGCGGTGTGTTCTGATGGGGGCAATGCCGATACGGGTACGACCTGTGTAACGGATAACGTCACCGGTAAGCAGGTGTGTCTCTCTGGTGGGGTTGTCGGCGGTACGCAGACTGCTGGCAGTGTGTTGGGCAAGGGTCTTGGTACCGTGCAGGCGTTGCCAGGGCAGCACCCGTCGACCGGTTGGTTGTCGATGCTGACGTCATGGGTAGCTAATACGTTGCACACGTTGTTCAGCGCGATTGCGCAGCTTTTGAAGGACCTCGTTACATATGCGTTGGCAGCGGTATTGGGGTTGGTGGCGGCGGCGATATCGTCGATCACACCACCGGATTTCCTCACTAGCTATTCGCTGAGTTCCTTACTCGGTCGCACCGGTCCCACGGTGCAGTTTTTCATCGTGCAGTTCCGGATTCCGGAGGGGTTGGCCTTGATTGGCACGGCCTACGGGTTCCGTTTGCTGCGTAAGTTCCTTACAGCCTTCCAGTGGTGATCCATGCTTACGTTTCTTGAGGGTGTGCCCGGTTCGGGCAAGAGCTATGACGCCGTGGCGTCGCACGTGCTTCCGGCGATCAAGGCCGGTCGCAAGGTGCAGGCTCGAATCAATGGTTTGGATCACGAGAAAATCGCCGCGCATCTGGAGATGTCGCTAGAAGACGTCCGCGACTTGCTGATCCACGTTGAACACGATGATGTGCTAAAGCTTTACCAGAATGCTCAGAACGATGCGTTGATCGTGGTCGATGAAGCGCATAAGTACTGGTGTACCAATGGTTCGAAGCCTTTGCACGAGACTCAGGAAACCTTCTTCGCTGAGCATCGGCATAAGGGTCTCGATATCGTGCTGATGAGTCAGCACTACAAGCGCATGCACTCCGCGATTAAGGGTCGTGTCGAACGCAAGGTGAGCTATCAAAAGTTGACCGCTGTAGGGATGAAGAATTCCTATCGCGCGACGTTTTACCATTCGGTTGCGCCGGACAAGTTTGAGAAGGTCACGGGGACGACGTATCGCTACAAGAAAGAGATTTTCCCGTTGTATCGGAGCATCGTGATGGATGCGTCGAACATGGAGGTCTACGAGGCGGGCGGTACGACGGTGTGGAAGAAGCTCGGGCCGATCATCGTGATTGCCGTGGTGCTGTTCTTCTTCGCCTGTAAGGTGATGTGGGGCTATTTCCATCCGGCACCGGCTGCGTCGCATATCTCGCATGTGGGTGCTTCCGGTGAGGCGTCGGCGCCCGCGGCGAAGGCTGGTGAGAAAGCTGCTGCAGTGCCTTCCCCGGCCAGTCCGTTGCGTGATCATCCAGGTGTCGACACGACCGGTATGCGGGTCGAGCAGGCGTACCTTTTCGAGATCTCGGCGAAGGCTCGTGCCCGGTTGGCCGCCGTTGGGACCGTGGAGGGCAGGGAGCCGTTTGGCGTGATCGAGTGGCGGGACGATCAGACGCATGCCTTGGAGCGGCTTACGCTCGATCAGATCAGGGCCATGGGGGTGAAGGTCGAGGTATTGCCCTACGGCGTGAAGCTGGTGGTCGGCGACAAGGCCATCATCGCGACCTCGTGGCCACTGGACTCGCCAAGCACGGCGCCGGGCAGCAATGAGCAGCCGCCCGCGCCTTCTAGGTCTGGTTCTCCGGCTGTAGAAAGTGCCCCTGTGGCCTCGCCAGCGCTCGCGCAATCGGCGCCGGCCTATCATCCCGGTGTGGGTGCTGCGTCGTATACGCCCCCGGAGCTAACGACCGTGAGCGCCCTGTCGACGGCTTCCCGGGGCCGTTGAGGGGTGGAGGGGGCACCCCTCCGGTGACGCTGTTCAGATCCTGCGATCGACGGACAAAAAGGCGACAATCGGTCAGCCTGGCGGACCCATTGTTCGTAGAAGCGACCTTATCGCGCCAAACCCGCTTTTTCGATCAGCTCCAGGAGTTGGCCTGTGGTGAGGTCGACCTTGCGTCCTCGGAGCCGTCCCTTTAGGTGTTTTCCGCGCACACGAAAACCGGCCCAAGGGCCGGTGGTGATCGTGTAATTGCCATACGCCGTAGCTTCGTACCAAACGGCTGCGAGGCTTTGTAGCGTTAGGACGCCTGATGGTGTGTGGAACTCTTGTCGCTGCGGGTCATATCGCCAAGGAAAGCGCATCGTGTCCGCCCGTCATCCATGGGGAGCGTAGTAAGCGACCGGCCTCGCGAAGGAACCGTAGAAGCTTTCGCTTATTGACATAATATACATTATGCGAAGTTACGGTCCTTCCTAAGGGCGTTGCGTTTGGCCTGCCCTGAGTTGTCATTCGACCGTTTTACAAGCTAGTTTCTGGTCATTCTGATTATTGCCTACGCTACATCCGCGAGATACTCCGCGACCTGATCGCGCACGCCTGTGGACAAAGGATTGAAC